AAGAAATTTTGCAGCATATGGGAGATTTTGATCAAGAATCGTACGTAGATGCAAATGGTGAAATGAAATGGAGACATAGTGGTTTTAGAGTAGATGGTACAGACGATTGGACTAAGCATACCCGTAATTCATTCTTTAGATTAATTAAAATGCCATTTCAAGGAACCGTCCAGCCCCTTAGTGAAATTATTTCCCGTTTTCCCGCGTTCAAAGATCCTAAATTAGTTATGTCCCATATCAATTGGTGGCTCAGTACATCACCATCAGGAGTACTGAAGAAATTGTGTGAAATGAATTTAGAATATAAAGATGTAAATTACGCAGAATGGTACATATTTAAAGCAGATAAGAAAAACGTAATAGATAATGTAACCAAACAGACGAAAGTAGTTTATGAGAACCACCAAGCATATAAATTTGTTCGTCCCGATTTGCGTGATCAACACAAATCCCCCCCCATGTGGACCGGCCAACCATCTGGTCGTGACACCGATGCATCAGATGACGAGAGTGATTATTCCGATGCCTCTTCCCAACCTAGTGAGTCAGATTATGAAAGTGAAAGTGATAATGATATGTCTGAGGAAGAAGAGAGAGAATTCCATGACAGAGAGCGTAGATGGTATGAACGATTCTTCCCTAAAGATTCCACTTTTGATAATGTTTATACTTATGTTTGTAGTCGTTTTGAAGTTTGTTTGGAAAAATTCTCCCATGTAATTAATATGCTTAAAACTAATATGTATAATTTCGTAGAGTACGTCAAAAGCACCAACATCATTGAAGTGATTTTGAGTTATATTATGCCAGTCAAAGATTATATTGAAAACAATTCATCGGGTATTTGGAGTATTTTAAGAACCACTTTCTTTTCATCAGCATTCAGTTTTGTATTTATCTCCTTATTTACACGTGTTAGTGAATGGATGAATGGACAGTCCGTATGTAAGAATTGTGATATCCCAATCATTCACCAATATAGAGAGAGATGTGATATAGTTAAGGATTATTATTGTAAAGAAAATTGTAAATTAGGAACTTTCTGGAATACACACACCGATATTTGTAATAACATCCCTGAATT